GTATTAAAGGCGAGGACCGTGTAATTGAACCTGATTCGAAATATAAAGCGAAATATCCTTATAATAACACTATGACTACTCGTAGCGGGCACATCGTAGAATTTGACGATACTCCAAATTCAGAGCGTGTACAGATCTTCCACAAGTCAGGATCCTACATCGAAATCTTACCAGACGGAACCATTGTAACAAAGTCTGTGAAGGATCATATTCAGTTGGCATTCGGCAACATCTCGATCTTCAATCAGGGTGAAGAAGATGGAGGTAAAGACATCGAAATCACTTCGAACCAAGGTGAAATTATAATCACTGCACAAAAAGATGTCAGCATTTTTGCTAATGAAGGTAACGTAGGGATCTTTGCAAATAATGGCACGGTCTCGGTAACATCGAAGTCTGGTGCGGTGGACATTCAGGCTGCAATTATTGGGCTAAATGCATGAGAGCGACAGTTTATGTTCCAGAAGTACCGGCTTTAGAATGTAGCGCAAGCGGAAAGATATCTTTTCGCCAGCTAGAAGATTACTTCGTAGGCATCTCAAAGATTATTAGTCAGCTTAAACTGCAAGCGAAGTTTATTCAAGACGAGTGCGGTAAAGAACTCATTCAGGCTATTCGTGACATCGAAAAGTTGGTCGATGATATCACTGGTATTCTGATGACTGACGTCATGAAGAAGATCAAGTCCAAAGAACAGGAGATGAAGTACAAAGTTCGCGAGTTCATGAAAGAAATCGACGTATGGTTTCAGAAGAAGATCGTAGAAGCTCTACTCAAGATTATTAGTATCCTTGGAATTCCGAATCCACTTACTACTCCGATTCCATTCATTACTGCTGTTACACTTATCGATGAAAACGGTAATCCTGTCCGTTATCAACCTGTGATCAAAGACTTCTTTACAAAGGAAGGTAAAGTCAAGATCAAGGCTGCTATGGCAGAGGACATCGAATCGATTCGTAAGTTCTTTGGCGATGGCAAATATGATGGCACTTTAGGCATCAAGAGTCCTGAACACGAAGCAGAAGAATTCTGGCAGAAAGCTTTGCGCTGGATGAAAGAACTGCTGAGCGATTTCATTGCCGCATGCATCAATGCAATGATCAGATTACTGACTAAGATTCCTATTATCGGTCCTATCATTAAAAGACTCGGTGTATTCATTGATCCTACGAAGCCTATCAAAGAGCAATTAAAACTTCAGTACGAAGAGTTTAAGAAACAAATTAAAAAGTCCAAAGAAGACGTCTTGTCTGGAAAGGCTTTCGAAGATCTCGGCGAAAAGTTACTGAATGAACTGATAGACTTTGTCTTGAATCTGCCGATCCCATTATTTGGCACACTCGGCAATCTAATTGGTTTCGATAAAGAAACTCGTAAGAAGAAAGAAACGATTCATTCGAAAGAAGAATTGTGGCATCGAATCGAAGATGCATTCGAAGATACCATGGAAAAGATCAAGAAATTCTTTCAAGGAGATTTGCTGGCGAAGATACATGATATCATATTGAAAGCCCCAGGTTGGATCCTCAATCAGTTTCCAATCGTAAAGAAAATCGTAAAGGCGATCAAGCTGATCATCGATGTTTGCCGCGGTAAAGTATCAATCTGTGTGGTATTAAATATCATTTTGAAACCTATATTCGGCATTCCTGATGCAATTTTAAAATTGATTCCGAATTGCATCGAAGTAAAAAGAACGAAGTACGGATTAGAACCGAATCCTGAAGTATCTCCACAGTGGGCGAAACCGGCATGACAGATCAGTATATGATTTCGGAGAATGGATATTTCTTTACGGATATCAATGCTCCGACACCTGAGGTGGCATCTTATGGGGATTTAAATCCTCCTGCTCCACCGCCTTTTACTGTTCCAGAACCTGGAGTCACAACACTTGATGATGGTAATGTCATTGAGTATGAAGACGACGAGATGTTAATGAACTACTTTGTGTATGATGGCAATGATAAGCTTGTTTCATATCTCGAAACGAATAAAGCTACTGGAATCATGATACAATATACCTTTACTCGAACAGCTGGACCGCCTCTCGATGCCATTGGAAGCAACGAAGATTATCAAAACTTTGCTGTAACTGGGCAAGTGGAAGGTCTAAACGATGATGTGCCTAACGCTTCTATCGAAAACTATAGCGTTACAGAAACACGAATAGCGTCAATTGGACCAGGCGGCGAACTGATTCCAGCATAAATAAGATAAAAGCAGGGTAATATGGCAGACAGAATAGACGCACTCACTACAAGAAAAACTACGCAGCGAGAGCCTGTGTTCACTGACTTTTACAATGACTTTAACATACATCCTCAGAACAAGCGTCTTGCCCTTCATACTGACGAACAAGCAGTAAGAAGATCGATGAGAAACATCTTGTCGACCAATACCAAAGAACGGCTGTTTAATCCAGAATTTGGCGGCGGTCTTCGAAGATTCTTGTTCGAAGATATCTCTGTGATGACTGCAGATTTGATTAAAGATGCCGTAAAGGATTCTATTACTAAGTACGAACCACGTGCCAGAATCGTCGACGTCTTAGTAATATCAAACGAGTTTGCACATTCCTATGAAGTATCAGTCTATTATGAGATAATAAATAATGCAAACCCACAGACACTTCAGCTCACCCTTTATAGAGTAAGATAATGGCAAATTCTAGTATAGTCCTTACACAGTTAGACTTCGATTCCTACAAGGATTCGCTCAAGACATTTCTGAAATCTCAGGATAGATTTAAAGATTACGATTTTGACGGAAGCAATCTTTCTGTTCTTCTCGACGTACTTTCATACAATACATATCAGAACGCGTTCTATCTGAACATGATCAGCAACGAGATGTTCCTTGACTCGGCTAAGTTGCGTGATAGCGTGATTTCACATGCCAAAGAATTAAACTATCTTCCTCGTTCTTTCAGATCCTCGTCGGCGGTAATTAAGCTTGTCATCACTTCTTCAGATTCTGCAAAAAGATCGATCGTTATTCCAAAGGGTACATCGTTTACTTCGCGTGTCGATGACTTCACTTATAACTTTAGTACTACTGAAAACTATGTCATTACGAACAGAACTCCGTCAGGATCAAACTTTGTATATGAGAGCGAAGCAATTCGAGTATACGAAGGCAACTATCTGAGTGATACCTATACTGTAAACTATGATAGACCACTTAACTATAAGATCAGCAATAAGAGAGTGGATCTTGAAAGTCTGCTTGTGACAGTCTTCGAAGATAACGGCACGACTGTTCAGACTTATAAGAGAGCGACGTCGCTCTTCGGCCATGACGGAAATTCAAAGGTCTTCTTCTTGCAACCAGGAATTGGTGATGCATATGAGGTTGTCTTCGGTGACGGAGTAGTTGGAAGAAAGCCAAAGAACAACTCGGTATGCATCATCGAGTATCGTACATGTAACGGCGAACTTCCAAACGGAGCTTTCAAGTTCATCAATACGGCAAGAATCGACAACGAGCCGAACGTTGTTATTGAAACTATTACTGCTGCTACCGACGGTGCTGTTGCAGAAGATCTCAACTCGATTAAGTATAATGCTCCTCGCGCATTTACTACACAAGAACGAGCAGTCACTTCAGAAGATTATGAGAACTTACTCAAAGCAAACTTCCCTGAAATTAATGCAGTCGTTGCATATGGCGGAGAAGATGCTAATCCTCCTCAATACGGCAGAATCTTCTTGTCTATCGATCTCGATGAGGTCGACGGTCTTCCAAAGATTAAAGAAGCCGAGTACAAGAGATTCTTAAGGTCAAGATCTTCTGTTGCGATCGAACCGCTCTTTGTTTCTCCTGATTACACTTATCTGTATGTCAATACAAATATTAAGTACAACATCAACCTGACAGGTTTGAATCCAGAAGATATTCGTACTAACGTTATCGATTCTATTCTGAACCACGCTTCTGTCAATCTCAATAACTTTGGTCGCACGCTGCGCTACTCGAGATTTATTCGAGATATCGACGCCGCAGAAACAAGCATTATTAGTAACGAAACTGAAGTTGAACTCGTCAAGTATCTGACTCCAGTGCTCAGCACGACAGTGACTTCTACTCCTACGTCAACTTCTGGTTCTCTTGTGTCGTTGGCAACCTCTGGCGTAGTATCATCTGGCCAGAATGTAACGATTGACTTTAAGAATGCTTTAAGAAACGACGTTCCAGGTAAAGGTGCAGAGCACTTAATCGGTGACATTCATATCGTAAGTTCTTCGACATTTACCTATAATGGTTTGGCAAACTGCCGTCTTGAAGATAACGGTGATGGTATCATGCGTATCATCAATACTTCTGGAACACAGCACAGAACCATTCTTGATATTGGTACTGTTGACTATGATACTGGTATCATCAGAATCGACAACTTTAATATTACTAATTATACTGGCACTTCTTTGAAAGTGTACGCTAAGCCACGCAATCTTGACATCACTTCTTCCCAGAACGTGATACTAAATATTCTTGAAAATGACGTCGACGTCACAATTGAACAGATCAGAGAATAATGAAGAATATCGAAAAAAGAATATCTCCGTTAATTCAGAGTCAATTTCCTTCTTTTTATCAAGAAGAAGGTGAGAACTTTATTGCGTTTGTGAAAGCCTACTATGAATGGCTTGAAAATTCTGGAACATATGTTAACTATTCTGGCAATACTGTTACTCAGTATATCGCTTCGAATAATGATATTATAGAAGTCACTGCTGATCAACTTGCTAACTCAACATATATGTCGAGTATCACACGATATCAACCTATTGACGCAAATCCACTGTATCATACTCGTCGGCTTCCAACATATAGAGACATCGACGATACTACAGACGACTTTATTGTTCACTTCAAAGAGAAGTATCTGAAGAACATTCAGTTTGATACTGCTACTAACAAGAAACTTCTTGTGAAGAACTCGCTCGATCTGTATCGTGCAAAAGGTACAGAACGTTCGATCGACCTCTTCTTTAAACTTGTGTATGGTACAGCCGCTGAAGTACAATATCCAGCAGAAAAGATCTTCCGCCTTTCAGACGGCGTGTACGAAAAACCAGAATATCTTGAAATCGGATACTCGATCTATAATATCGACTATGTCGGTAAGCAAGTTGTAGGTCAACTTTCAGGCGCGAAAGCTTTTGTTGAGAAGTACATTCGTAGAAGAGTTGGTAAGGGTTTCGTTAACTTACTTTATATTTCTGGAAGACAAGGTGAATTTCGCAACGGCGAAGTCATTGGTCTAAATATCAATAATGAACCCGTATTCGATATTACCAAAAGATCGAAGCTAATCGGTTCTGTGAAGAGAGTCACAGTTCAGACACGCGGACGTAATTTTACTGTCGGAGATATCGTAAGATTTACGAACAGCGATCGCGGTCTCGGAGGTTTAGCACGAGTAGAATCTACTAATTCTCAGACCGGCCTTGTTGATTTTATTTTTACAGACGGCGGATATGGATACACACTTAATGCCGAATCGATCGTCTCTGAAAAGGTATTAAATCTTAATCAAATCACCGCTGATTTTACATCTGAAAACTACTATCGACTGTTTGAACGCGGTGTTCAGCCTGTAGTCAATATCGGATATAGTGCAGCCACATCAAACGTTTCAGTTGGTAATACTGTATATCGTTATGCCGCGAATGGCATGCTTGCTGCACAAGGAAGAGTGCTTGAAGTTGCACCTTCTTCGAATACAAACGGCTTTATCTCTGTGTCGCACACTTCAGGTGTATTCGTTCCGTCTGCTACATATTATACTGGAACGAATAACACAGGAACAAGCTTTACGGCTAGTACGCTGACAGACAAGTCGATGTCTGGCAAGTTCATGAACGTGCCGACAGATTATGCTGTTATTATTACTGCGCCTTCTTCTACATTTATTGTAGGTGATGTAGTACAGCAGCAAAATGCAGGATATATCACCGCTTCTGGTACAGTGGCAAATGTGATCCAGCTAGAAGGCGAAGTACAACTCACTCTTACCAATGCTCGCGGAGTTTTCAAGAACAGCAAGCGTATGGCGGACTGGGATTACAAAGTCGGAACAGGCACAATCACTGCGGTTACTACTAGCAACGTAGTGACTGGAACGTCTACTGCCTTTAATAACAACTACATTAACTCTACGCTTTATATTACGGGCAATGTGGCGGTTGGTAACGTAGTAAGTGTAATCAATTCAACTTCTCTTATACTTTCTGCAAATGCCTCGGCAAACGCGACCGGAAATGCTCATAATTACGGTTTAACGTACAAGCTTATCAAGCAAAATGACAGCGAAACATATGCGAACGTAAGTTACGTGAATCTGAATGCCGGTTTGTATGACATCAAGAAGCAAGTTCATGTCATCGAGTTTGACGAATGCTCTTCAAATAACGTTACCTTTGCAAATAACATCTACATCTACAACAGCGCGAATGCTATCGTTGCCGAAGGTAGCGTGATCACTGCTAACTATGACACAGGATCAAACAGCGGATCACTCACTTTCCTTTCTCGCAAAGGTTATTGGAACGAAACAGACACCGTCTATACGACAGCCAATGCAGACAACTTTAAAATCACATCTTATTCGCTTGATATTACAGGCGGCGACTACGTTCGTTCATTCCCTTCGACGATCGTTGCTCCTCTCTCGAACACCACTGCAAATATCTCATCGATTAGTTTTGGAACAGGCGCAGGATTTGGTGTAGGTACGATCGGTGAAACCGAAGTCATCTTCATTGGTACTGATCTTATTGCTGCTAACAGCCAAGATACACTCGACTACAGTCGTCTTCAACTCTCTGTGACTGCGAATACTGGGTTCGATGAAGGTCAAAGAGTATATCAACAGATCCGCAAGGTTTCATTCAATCCTTCGACTGCAGCAAACGCAACGACAGGGTTTATTACTATTACAGATGCTAATACTTACTATATTGCAGGTGAGAGTGTTACATATGAAGTTGCTGCAGGAAATACAGTAATCAGTGGACTCGAAAGCGGTAAACCTTATTACG